ATGGCTGACTTAAATGAACGCGTTGAAATCCTTGAGAGAAATCTAGACGATCTGAGACTCGACCTTCACGCATCAAAGATTGCTATTAGCGTTTTATCTACTGTGATAAACAGCATGAGTGCTGAACCTGGAGTACTTGAAAGATCTTATGATCAAGCCAAAAGTTCTGGTCCTCTTGTAAAATTCAATCATCCAGTAGAGGAAGGTTATGAGGATAAACTTACGGAGAGAATATTAAATATACTCTCGTCTACCTAAAACAAGCTTAACTAATCCAAAACTACCCCAGAGGATAAGCGGAATATCCTCTTAGGGTGAACGCATTCCGGACTTCCCCAGCCGGGGACAAACCGACCATAGCGGTGGGGTTCAGATATGCGCAATAATCCCTTCAATGAAAAATCTGAGCACAATAGTTACGTACGAACTGTCTGCTCATGGCACATAGCAGCCCTTAAGCGGTAACTCGCCACATGGGGTGTCGGGGGGGCGGAGGTTCAAATCCTCTCGCGCCGACCAAAAATCCTTTAATAACCAGCCTGTTACGGCTGTTTTTTTATGTCTGTTTTCTGAAAGGGGAAGCTTCGGGGAATTACTGGGAAAAAAGTCCGTCAAATGTTGTCTATTAATCGCTCTCGAACACAATGATTAAGGCCCCCTTCACTTTCGGAATTCATCAATTCACAAAGAAATCATTCCGATTTATTTTACAAGCTCCGTTTAAATCTTTAACGGTGCGCACCACTTTTTCTTACTGCCCAATACTTTTAGTCTGACATATGGCTGGAGGTTTCTATGTGTGGACGCTTTTCACAGTCAATGACACGAGAGGACTATCTTGCCCTGCTCGCTGAAGAAGGTGAACGCGACATTCCATACAATTTTGAGCCAACTAGCTGATTGAATGCGGCAAGATATCAAAATCCTTCTGCAGCTAAATTTATATAGCTCGCGGTTACGCGTGTTATATAGAATGTGAAAACAATGAAAATAAAGTAATAACTATTAAGGCAAATTGGCATCCTCGACTAATTTTGTCAATTTATCTATAGATAACGGCTTTGAGTAATACCATCCCTGTACACCGCACTCAGGGAACATTTCAGTTAAATAATTAACCTGAGTTGATGTTTCCACACCTTCGAATACGACCTTATGAGTTATATCTTTAAAAATCTCTACCAATCCTGATAATAAATTATTACTTATAGAGTATTCATCGATAGAGTCTGTAATTGATTTATCAATTTTAATTTCATCTATTTGTAAACTTGACAGCCAGTTTAAATTTGAATAGCCCGTCCCGAAATCATCAATGGCTATTGAAATACCTTTATCATTAAATAAAGAAATTACCTTTTGGAGTGAATTTAGATCCGCACTCTGTCTTTCTGTTAATTCCATCATTATCATTCCGGGCTTTATATTTAATTCATCGATCATCTGAAACACTTTTCTTTGAAAAGATTCAGACAAAAGGTCTTGTGAACTAACATTAATGCTTATAAAGACATTAAATTTTTCAGAAAGGGACCTAGCTTCTTTTACTACCATTCGAAATACAAGATTACTTACATCTTGAATTAAATTATGTCTCTCTGCAATAGGGATAAAAATATCAGGAGGAATGCTACCAATATCATGGTCATCCCATCTAATTAGTGCCTCTACACCAATAACCATACCGGTTTTTATTTTATAAATAGGTTGATATACAAGATATAATGATTCATTTCTTATGGCATTTTTTAATCTTGATACTAATGATTGTTTGCGTGCAACCTTTTGATTATAAACAACACCTAAAAGAACACCTGTTACAATAGATGTAAATGCAATCAACAATATCATTAACCAATTATCGAAACTCACCCACGGAAATTTAACTCCTCCCATGACACAGATGTCATGTTTTCCATTACAACTTTGCGTAGTAATAAGTCCTAACTGATAGGATTTATCATGTTTAGCCTCCTCAAGCAGATCGACCAGTTCACCAAACCTAAACAAATGAAGAGAATGATCTCTATTGCCGACAATTGCTGAAAATCCTTTCTCTTCATGGTCTGTAGCAAATCTGTTAAAAGCAAATGGTGAAATCGTTATAGCTAATTTTTGGTTGCTTAGTAAATCAGCTTTAACATTATTTTCCAACAACACGCCAAAAAACCACGTCAAGTTATCCTTTTCAACTTTTCTATCGTATATGTTGAGTAATAATGGTGCTGGCAACTTTCCCCACAACGCAGTACAAGTAATTGCCCCATTAGAAATAAATGATATATCCTTTATAAGTGCATAAGGCCATAGAGCGATTCTTACAGCATGAAGCTGTAGTTCACTACAGGGACTATAAGCATCAAACATCTCATAACCATCATTTATTTCATCAATCTGTTGAATGAGACTAACACTTCTATTCAATACTCGTTCTGTATATGAACCGATACGCTCCTTATATATATAATAAGTAGAAATCTCAGTTAACGACAAAAACAGCAAAAATGAAAATGTGATTGATATCACATAGGGCTTAAGTGTAGTCAATTTGTAGTTCTTTATCACACAAACCTCTTAATATATCCTAACCCTTTGTGACAACATACATTCCACTATCAATATACAATGTTGAACATACAATTAAAATAGATTATCGGCAACAATAGTTGTTTCTTTATACTTTCCATTAGAAACTGACATCATACTATAGTACAAAACTATATAAGTGAGATTTATGTCTCCATTTCAATCAAGTACATGTCTCCCTACATGTACAAACATCGTGAACATGATAGCATTCAAGGGGGCTGAGTATGATGAGGGAGCGTTCTTCCCCCGATGCTGGTGTTCGGGTAAAACCGCTCATGACACTGCCGGCGATCAACACTGACGCCAGCAAGTATGGGAAGGAACAGATTAGCTGTACTGTTCAGGAAATGTTTGAAGAGGCTGATTGTGGCTGGTTTCAGATTAAACGCCTTGAACCATCATATTGCTTAAGTACAATCCGCCGTGACTGGCAATCATTCAATACTCGCACTATCGAACGTTCGCCAGTTCGCCGCCGCCCGTTCTCGCATACGACGACGCGTGGCGTCTTCTCAACACCGCGCAGGTAATTTTTTGTATAGCGTCGACACCCCTACATCATAAATTATAGCCAAACGTTTTCTTGACTCACCTGCAGCAATCAACCTTCCAGCCTGAGCCCACTCTTCTGCGGTTAACTTTAGTCCTCTTGCACAAAAGACATCGATATATCAGCCAGCGAGGAAACAGAACTGGCGGCGTTGCGAAGCTATCGAACTGAGTTACGTCGCATCGATTTGTCTTCCGCCCCTGATATTAACTGGCCTGAATATTCGGTTGAGTAGGCCATTCTGGATTTGAGGTATCTACCCGGTTAAGCAAGACACGGTATTTCTTCCACTCCAGTAAAAGTGCGGTTTCAACCTTCGTTGCCATGCCCAGATCAACAGCATCCTGTAAGGGGGCTATAGCGGATGTTGCGACCGCCAGAAGATTTATTTTTTCCTGTTCGGCCAGCATCAGAAGATGTTTATTTTCCGCATCGGTATCGTGGACCCATTGTGCTCCATCCCACTTAACAAAATGGCCTTCCGGCGCGACGGAAACAACATCGTCAGGTAACTTACCTAACTGGTCAATCGTGGTAGCTTTCCCGGTTTGAATGTCGTAGACAATTTTCCCGCGATGGTCCTCAACCAGTGACCATTTTTCTGACTTAAGATTAAATACAGCGACAAAACCGGCCTTCGCTGGCGGCGGAGAAATATTGGTACTGTAAGCAGGTAATCCGGTATTAGCAGGGATAAACCCTTCACATTTCCCAATATATTCATTTGTATCTGCACGAAGATTGTAGAGAGTAATAGTCCGATTTTCTCCGGTCATTTCAAAAGTCATCAGGCAAGCCTCACAATATAGTTAAACGCAATATTTTTGACAGTGTTTTCCGCGTTACCAGTAGCGTTAACAGTGACGGAGTGTCCGTGTGAACCAATAGCAATGGAGTGTGCATGAGCGCCAATTGCAACAGAGTGCGCATGGTTACCCGTAGTGTTTGTGACGCCAGACCAGGTTCTGGAAGCGTTAAAGTTTACAGGAACACCATAAGTAAAATTAGAACCTGTAAAACTTTTAGCCGCTGTAGAGCCACCAAGTGTAAATGTTCCACTTGCTGTATAGAAGCTACTATTATCACTTCTGAAGTAACCGAGAGTACCAGTAATTTCCATAGTACCTCTGTTGTGGTTATGGTCACCGGTAGTGTTTGAAGTCTTAGTGCCGTAATCAAACGATGATGTGGTTTTAGTTCCCAAATCCGTACTGGATGCGCTGGCTCCGTGGGTATGCGATATAACACCATCCTGTTCATATGAAAGTGACGCACGACCGTTCGGTTTACCCTTAATCGTCTGGCCTCGCATATCCGGGATAACACCCGATGGATACGCAATCGCAAGCAATGGATAGGCTGCTTTATCGAAAGGTTGCCCCTGCATTAAAGCATACCCTTGCGGAGTTGTATCAGACGGCCAGGGAATAGGTGCGCCGACCGGAAAAGAATCATCAGGTACCCAGGGAGTCCATGCCTGCGTTGAATGCTTGCTACGTGTATAACTGCGGGATGAATTGTACACGCGGTAAATCTGTGTCACTCCGGCGCTTCTCAGTACCATCAGAGAACCTGCATTATTCTCCGGGTAATTCAGTGCCGTACTGGTATTAACATTCATATCCTGAGCATACAGCCCCGGCGTCTGGAAATTGTCCAGATTTTGGTCTGCACCAATCATCAAGACTTGCCCGTTAAAAATATCCTGTGAGGTGATGTAAATATCATCTGTAAGCGCTTTTTCGTTTACTCTGCGCGTTGAAGGCACCGCGCCAGCTGCTAAATTTATCGTTTCTACCAAACCAAGGTATGTGATAATTTCATTTATTGAGTTTTTAGCAATCAACCCACGCCCGGTCGTCGTCAGATCCGTCAACATCAACGTATTTTTACTGCTAAAAAATGGCAATTTACTTCCGGAGGTAGACAGCCCGGACAGCGACGTCAGTATTTCATTTAGCGGCTGTTTACCCGCTAACGCATTGAGCATCGTGGTTGCAAAATTAGGATCATTTCCTAATGCCTGCGCTAACTCAGCCAGCGTATCCAGAGCTTCAGGGGATGAGCCAACTAATGCAGCAACCGCAGCCTGAACGTACTCGGTATTCGCAATCTGTTTGTTACTGACACTTAATGGCGGCGTGGGGGCAGTTGGAGTCCCTGTCAGATCCGGACTGTCCAGTGGGGCCTTCTGGTTTGCCAGGTCTTTGACTTTTTTAACGGCTTTCGGTGTCGCTGCATAGGCTTCACTGTCGCTGTCGTCATCGCTGCTTAACTGCACAAGCCCTTTCTGCGTGGTGCTGGCGTCTCCTGGCTTCAGACTTTCAGCAATATCCCTCGCTTCATCACGGTATCCCTGTGAGGCTACTGCCGCGCTTTCAGCGCCAGCCATTGCGGCTTCGGCGCGCTGAGTATCATCAGCTACAGCAGCTTTCAGTTGCTCCGAAACCTTGCCTGCGGCTTTCTCCGCAGCGTCTGTCGCCGCTGTTTCAGCGGCCTCCACTGCCTCGTTCCGGGAAGTCAGCGCCTCATCTCTGGCCTGTTCTGCACTGGTGACACTCTCAGCGGCTGCATTTTTCTGTTTCTCAGCCTTTTCGGCTGACTGCAGGGCTGATGCATCACTGGAAGATGCCGATTCTGCACTGGCTGATGCCGCAGCCTCTGATTTAGCAGCCTTTTCGCTGTACTCCCTGGCATGCTGTTCACTTAGCACTGCAGCTGCCGCGCTGTTATCACCCTGTTCTGCCGCCTGCGTGGCCGTAAGGGCGCTTTCACGCGCTGAAATTTCAGATGCGGCTGCATTACCGGCATGTTCACCCGCTGTTTGTGCTGCTGCAGCAGCACTTCCGGCACTTCCTGCTGCTGACTGTGCCGAAACTCCCGCTTCCTCCTGCGCTTTCTGTACCGTATCGGCGGCGATTTTTGCCTGTCCGGCCTGCTCCGTCGCTGTCTGTGCAGACTTTGCCGCACTGTCCGCATCCGCTGCACAGGCCAGAACGTCCTGCGCGGTCTGTCGGGCATTATCATCAGCAGAGCGGGCAGACACATCAGCAGCATCTGCAGAGCGTGCTGCCTGCTTCTGTGACTCTGCTGCAGCCGTTGCAGAAAGGGCTGCCGAATCCTTACTTTGTTCCGCTGACTGTGCGGCCTGTTCGGCGCGTTCCCGATCCTTTTCTGTTGCACCGCTCAAATCCACTACACGGTTTACCATTTCTTCAAAGCGTTTCATCACCCCCGGGCGCAGATCTGCATCTTTTGGTGCATCGAGAAACGCATTCAGGGTATCCGGCGCATCAGTCGGGGCCACGTAAATGTCGCCAGCCACAGAGGGCGGAAACCCTTCCCGCATCAGTGACACACTGTAATAACCCGGTTCAGCCTCAATGCTGTAGTGGCCGTTCGCGTCTGTAACAGTGGATGAAATCACCTCCACAACAACGGTCGGGCTGGTTTTCTTCGCATTCAGCTGAATAGTGCAACCCTGTACCGGTTTCCCCGCCCCGTCTTTAAATACGCCAGAAATTTGTACTGACATATGTCATTACCTCTTGTTTTCAGCAATAAAAAAGCGCCCATTCAGGCGCTCGTTTCTGGATTCAGGTATCAGTAAATGCTGATCCCCGTGCTGTTCTTCTTCACCACCATGACCAGCAGGTTGCTGATATCAGCCCAGGCCCCGCCGCCATACCCCCTGGATGAAACCGTGAAGCTCAGCGTCACATTTCCACCTCCGGCTGGCATATCAAGAACCCTGCTGAATGATCTCGCTGTAATCGCGGGTTCTGCGTTGTATATCTCTCTGCCGTTGTGCTTCACCACAAGCCCACAGTCTGTCCATATCTCGTTGCTTGTCTCTGATTTTGCCTTTCCTCCTGCAAAGGTGATGGGGGGAATGATTATCTGCCTGTCAAAATGGTGGTCATCCTGTATCTGAACCGTGAGGGTCCCATTCGGGTAATTAGCGCTTCCGGGGAAAGCCCGCCCGACGGCTTTAACGATATCGCCGACAATATTCTCTGCCCGCATTGTCCCGTTAATGGTGCAGTTTTCCGCTATCGTCACATTATTGAGGGTGCCGGAATTCGCGCTGATATTACCGCTGATATCCGCATTACGGGCAGTCAGCCTGCCGTCAGGCGTCAGCATAAAGGTCGGCGGGTTCCCGCCACTGGTGATGCTCGGGGCCGTCAGATATTTGAGGAACACCTCGTTCATAAATATCTGGTTGCCCTGCGCCACAAACATCGGAGTTTCATTGCCGTTCGCCGGGTTGATAAACGCGATACGGTCAGCCGCCACCAGGAACTGGCTCAGCTTACCTTCTTCCGTATCCTCCATGCTCAGGCCCAGACCAGCCACATAGTGCTTCCCGTCTTCGGTCTGTTCTATCTTCACGCCCCACATGGCATTCCACTTGCCGTTCGCGTCCTGCCACTCTTCCGAAAACTGATCCAGCCGGCTGGCGTTGTCTTCTGTCAGTTCCACCTTCTCCAGCAGTTCTTTGCCGAGGTGGCTTTCGGTGATTTCCCCTTTGAAGAAGTCCAGATAGCCCGCCGCATCGTTGCTGGCCTGGCCTTTAGCCTCCACGAACGCCGATTTCCCGACCTGGTTCACGGCACGGATATAGAAGTAATAGTCTTTACCTGGTTTGATACTCGCGTTTGCCGCAATCCAGTACAGCGCCGTGCCGAGATAACGCGCATCGCTTTCCACCTGGCGGATATCGGTTATCTGCGTATCCGTAAACCAGAATTCATACTGCACCGTGGGGTCATATACCGCCTGACGCGGGGTGGCGGTTATCTGGAAATAGCCGGGAATCAGCTCAACATAAGACGGTACAGCCGGCGCGGCGATACTGAAATCTGTGCTGGCAGGCTCACCCTGCTGGCCCTGGGTGTTCACCGCCCGCACCGTCAGGGTGTAGCGCCCCGGCGTCAGGTTGCGGAAGGTGTGCTCCGTTTCGGTCAGGGTCAGGCTGCTGGCCAGGCGGTCGCTGTTATCTTCCGCTTTCACCGTCAGGCGCAGGAAGAAGTTAACGCCTTTCACCACGCGCGGCGTGTCCCAGCGCGCCCGCGCCTGATACTGCCCGTCCTCTGCCAGAATCTCCGTGGTGAGATGCTGCACAGCGGGTGGTGTGTTCGTGACACCTGTGCCGGGCAACGGGTCAAACTTCGCACCGTTGTCCACGATGCTCTCTTTCTCCGGAACATGCTGCACGGCGGTGATGGCATACGTCCCGTCATCATTCTCCCGTATGGCCACGCAGCGAAACAGGCGCTGGCGCAGGTCCGGCAGTTTCAGCCCCCACACGCTGTACGCCGCCACGCCATCGGGTAACTGGCTGACGGTCACGCGGTCCGGGGCCGGATGTGCAGTGACCGCGACGGTAACAGGCTGGCCATCGCTGCCCACCAGGTTCAGCACCACATTGCCGCCTGGCGGTATTTCCACCTCGCGGTCCAGGGTGAGCGTACGGGACAGGCTGTCGACCGACAGAACGCGTCCGCCCACGGTCACGCCGGCATAATCACTGTCGCAGACCTCAATGATATCGCCGGGAACATGTCGCAGTCCTTCGGCCCCCACGGAAAAATCCACCGTCTGCGTTTCCAGCAATTCGGTGGTGATGGCCCACAGTCCGGCGCGGTGCGCCTGCCCCCGGCTGGTACAGGCGAACGCGTCCATCTTCAGGACGTTGCGACCGTAGCGCCGGATGGCAGCGTCGTTTTCCACCAGTTCGGTGGACGTTTCCCAGCCGTTGTTCGGGTCGGTGTAACGGACCTCGGCGGCATTATGGCGCTCTTTCAGGGCGCTGAAGCTGTAGATGAACGGCGCACCGTCAGCGGGCATCACCACATTACTCTGCGTATAGGTCCAGACTTTATCGGCGGGCCGGTCCTGTACAAAGGTCAGGGTATTGCCGTTCCAGACCGGCATGCAGCGCATCAGGGAACAGAAGTCCCCCAGCACGTCCCACGCTTTACGCTGGTCCGTCAGATACGCATTGCAGGTGATACGCGGCTCTGTCCCGCCAAAACCGTCTGGAACAAGCCGATCGCAGTACTGTGCAATGGCATACAGCGCCCACTTGTCCACATCGGCAACACCGATGCGGCTTCCCATGCCATAGCGCGGGTGGGTCAGCATATCCAGCACACACCAGGCCGGATTATCTGTCCAGGCGGGTTTAAACGTCCCGTCCCACAGCCCGGAATACGTCCGTTTTACCGGATCATAATTCGACGGCACCTGTACGATGCGCCCGCGCAGGAGATAGTTTCGCGTGACCTGTTGGCTGCCAAACTGCTCCGCGTCCACTTTTACCCCGATAACGGCGGTATTCGGATAGAGTTGTTTTACATCAATGATTTCGGTATAGCCCGACCACACCGTTTTGTTCTGCAGCAGGTCTGTCGTACTGTCATCAGTGATACGTTGCATGCGGACTTCAAACGGCCGGGGCGGCAAATCATCGATCACCACAGATGCCAGAAACTGCGTGGTTGTTTTACCTGTAATGGTGATATCCCGTTCCGTTCGCCACAGCCCGTCCCGGCGAAACTGGATCAGCATCTGTACGCTGGTCGGGTTGCGGTCGCCTTTGGTACTGGTACTGACCAGAGACTGCACACCAAAGGTAAAACGCAGACGGTCCACCGTTTTAGCGGTAATGGTGCGGGTCACCGGCTCTGACTTCTTCACCTCCACACCCAGCAGGGTTTCAGCACCGGAGTCTTCGAATCCCTCCATCGCGGTCTGCTCATCCTCCCCCACGCGGTAAACCACGGTGACACCGTGAACCATCGCATTACCGTCGCTGTCGAGGACCGGCGTTTTGTTAATTCTGACACTTTTCAGCCCGTCCACCGGACCTTCAATCGGCCCCTCGCAGATGGCATCAACAACGGTCAGCATCTGGCTGGATTTCAGGTCGTCAGGAGCCTCATGCGGCGTTTTACTGCTGCCACCACCCTTCCCCATAATCTGTTCCCTCTGAAACGACAAAACCGCCCGAAGGCGGTTCTGTTTTAATATAAATATGCTGCAGTAAATCAGCGACCGATGATCACCACCTGCCCGCCGCCGCCCTCATCCCGTGTGCTTATTTCCTGGGAGATCGTGCGGGAGCCGACCAGCATTTCACCGTACAACACCGGCAGGGCATTCCCCTGCGCCACCATGTTGTCCAGTGACGAAAAATAAGTGTTCTGTTTGCCGTTATCGGTCTGCCGGGACGAGGGGATTTTTGCCTGCGGCGTCAGCATCTGCGCCACACCACCCAGCATCATGGCTGCCCCCATAGAAAACAGAACTGAGGATACCGAAATACCACCGGCAGATAACGCAGCCCCCCAGGCTGCCATTGAAGCGCCTGCCGTAAAAAAGGACGCGCCTATTGCCACAGCACCCAGCACGACCTGAAACAGGCCACCGGATTTTGCCCCTGCCATACGCGGGACAATATGAATAATGGCCCCGTCCGGCAGCGGTTCATGCAGACGGGCTGACACGCTGGTTTCATCCACATCCTGACCGGCGATGCGTATCTGATACCAGCCATCATTCATTTTCTGCCGGAAGCCCGGAACCTGTATGGCCAGCGCGTAAATGGCCTCGGCCCCCGTTTTTATACTGAGGCTGAAGCGGCGGCCAAATCGTTGTAAATCCCCGTGAAGGCAGAGTCGTGCCATGCCCGGTGTCGCCATATCGAGTGTGTGCGGCGTTGCCATTTTTCAGAATACCTCTCGCGTTTACTGAGCTGGTCAGGAATATGGTGCAGCAGTTCGCCGTCGCCGCAGTAAATCGCGGCATGGTTGGCAACTGATGAACCAAAACAACAAATCAGAATGTCTCCGGGCTGTGCCTCTTCAGCATTCACCCGATAAAAACCTGTCGCCTCCAGATTATCCAGATACAGATTCTCGCCCTGCTTCCACCAGTCCTCCCCCCGCGCAAAATCCGGCATCTCAATACCCGCCAGATGGTACGCATCTCGGAACAGGGTGTAACAGTCCGTCCCCCCGTGCTCAAATGCCCGCCCGGTGAGGAATGGCATGCAGCGAAATTTGTATATCCGGTCATCGCAGACCAGCCACCACGGCAGGCCACTTTGCACCTGCAGGCGGCGATCAACATCGCTGAGAAACGGCTGGCCATCGGGATGGCTGTGTACCAGGGCCACCACATCGCCTGCCGCCTGCGCCTGAAGGTAATCTGCCGGATCCATGCGGAAATACAGAGTCGGTTCAGCGGAAAGATTCTGGCAGGGAAAATACCGCTCCCCTGCGGGCGTGTTCACCACCCAGCCACACGATTCAGCCGGCGCGCATGCTGCAGCATGCGCCAGGAGTGTTTTTTTCATGGGTGTATCCATCAGGAAAGACGGTTAATGGAGAGGAAACAGCCGATGCGCGGCAGGTTATTACGCAGCTCGCAGCCGGTACGGCATTTGCTGCAGGCATCTTTTGCAGGGTCTGTCGTGGGTTTATCAAACTCGTCCGCCACAGGTGGCCCGACATAGCCACACTCCTGCGAACGGTAGGTCCAGTTGCAGACATCAGCCAGCATGATCCGCGACGGATACACGCTACCGTCCGTTTCGGTCGGTGTGGCCAGCACGAAGGTCGCCGTGGTGGCTTTCAGCTCCGACAGTTGTTCAATCACCCAGCGGCTGACCACTTCCTGTTCCGGATCAGCCTCCGGATTGCCGCCTGTAAAGTTCACCGCATCGAGAAAACGGGCGTATACCACGCGCCTTACCACCGTGGCCCCGACGAGGCTCTGCACATCCTCCGCGAGTCCCGTGACCATGCCAAACAGGTTCGACACCGCCAGCGTCGGTCGGGAAGACGTCCCTTTCCCTACCAGATCAAATCCGGTTCCCTGTATCGGGTAAACGTCATACTTCCTGCCCTGCCAGGTGACCGGCTCTCCCTTCTCGTTTAGTTCATTTGAAAAGTAGTAACGCTGGCCACCAAAGGCCGTCAGGTCGATTACCCACAAGTCAATGCGGGCAGACTGCTCGGTTTTCGTGGTTTCGTTGAGGGTGTTCTGAGGAATATCCTGCATAAGGATCCTTAAGCAATAACCTGCTCAAATTTACAGCTGAAATCAGAATACGTGACGTTGTCCGTAACAGACCATTCCCGGCAGACAACTTTAATCGTGCGGTTGTATTTTGGCGGTCGCCACAGAAAGGCTTTATATCCCCCGTGCTCGACCAGAAACGCTTCAAGTGCGGTGCGGGAATTGTCCGACGTTGTCCGGAAAACAGGCTGGAAGTTAATTAACTGATGGTTGAGTCCGGTCGGGCGACGTTGCTCATAGCCATCCCCAAATTTTATGGTTGTCACTGAAGGGGAAACAGAAGACGGCATCCCCTCCCTGGGTGCCCAATGAAAGGTTTTCACTTATCCTCCCGCCAGCATGCCGCCATCGCGGCCCTGAGTTCTCAGGATGCTCATGACGCGCGTATCGATCATTCTGACCAGCATCTGCGATGCCTGCGGCCCTATCTCCCCGTTTTGTCCGTCATTCTGGATGGCAATGTGATACACAGGTGAATAAGTAATCCACCCATTCATACCACCACCAGAGGAACCCGGGTCACCCAGCGCCCTGACGCCCAGCGTACCGTCAGGCGTTTTAGCAAGGGGCATAATGGCTTCCGGACCAGCTTCACCAAACACACCTGCCCCCTTTGCAAAAGCAAACAGGGTCGGGCTGTCATAGATGCCGTTACTGTAGGCACTTAATGAAGGTGAGTCATAAACACCGCCCTTCGCATTAAAACTAAAACTGCTGCCAAAACTGCTGATGGCCGTGCCGGTACTCGCGGTGGCTGCACCACCCAAAAGACTGCCGCCGATACCCATAATGGATTTCAGAATGGTGTTAGTAATCAGCGCCTGCGCTGCCATATCGACAAGGTTTTTAATCACCGACTGTGTCAGGGAGGAAAATAACCCAATCATCCCGTCCCGGAGTGTCTGTGTACCGTTCAGCATCCCGGTCAGCATGTTGGAGGTTCGCTCCTGGGTGGTTTCCATCAGGCCAATGGCGAGGCTGTTCAGGTTTCCCTGCGACTTATAAAGCTCCACCGCCGTCTGGTACTGCGCATCAGCGGAATCCTTGTCAGCCTTTTGCTTCAGCAGTTCGTACTGTTCTTTATTGATAACATCGTTCTGATAAAAAGCCTGCAGCAAAGACTGACGCTCGGCCAGTTGATTGCGCAGTTCTGCCAGCGGATCAACCGTGCCGGCGATATCAATCAGAGGGGCAGACATTGCCGCTGCCTGTGCCTGTAACAGTTCGCGGGCTGTACTTTGTGCCAGCGTGATTCTGGCCGTCTGGTATTCCTTTTCATCCAGAAGACGGGCATCCAGGAGCGACTTCAGCTCCTGGCTCGCTTCGCGCTCTTTTGTCAGAGAGGTTCTGGCCGGCGCATACTGTTCTGCCAGTTCGAGGCGCTGTTTCTGATAATTTTCAGCATTCAGTAGCAACGTCTTCTGAATATCAGCCTCGCTGGCCCCGTCAGCGCGGGCGGCTTCAAGGAGTTTTCTGGCGCTTTCCTGCTCCTGCAGGTTGATTCGTCCGAGACTTGAGGCATGCGCCGCTTCGATTTCACGCCGCAGTTGCTCATAATGGTTAACCTTCGCCTTTTGCCCCTTACCAGTATCACCGCCTTCCCCGGTCCAGGGGGTATCGGGTTTATCGCTCCCTGTTTCATTCCTTGGTTTATCCGGCTTCGGCGAGGGATCGGTTTTCCCTGATTTAGCCTGCTCTATGGCCTCTTTGACAATTTTTTGCCGTTCCTTGAGGAGTTTTAACCCTTGTTCAACGGCATCCAGATCCCCTTTGTAGCGGGTTTTATCGTTCTGTACGCCTTTAAGCTGTCCGAACGGGTCGAAGCCGCTCAATCCATCGATACGGCTGTCCGCATCCTGAATTTCCTTAATCAGTTTATTTCGCTGAATAACCTGATTCTCAAACTGTTCATCAATATCCAGCTGTTTCACGTTGAGCTGGTTAAGCGACAGTTTTTTTAGTTCTTCATTCGTTTCAACGACAGCATTTTTCAGGTCAATCGCTGACTGACGGGCATTCTTCGCCTGATTATGGAAATAGAGCAACGCCGAACCTGCCAGCATCGCCGCTCCCACCGGACCGCCAACAAGTGCCAGCGCCCCTCTTGCCATACCTACTGCTGCAGAGGCTGCGCGGGCTGAAACGGAAAGCTGTTTATTGGCAGCATTCAGCTGGCTCTTTGCCTGGGTGGAGAGCAGTGTCTGCTCGGTTTCCTGCCGGATTAAGCGGTTAAACTCACTCTGATAACTGACGTTAAGGCCAAATTGTCTGGCACTTTTCTCCATTTCCCGATAACGCCCGAATTCTGCGTTATTCTGTGCCAGCGTGGCGGCGGTACTTTCCAGCGTTTTTCGCGCCATATCGGCCTGCGCCATCGCGCTGGCCCTGACTGCCTGCTGCTGCTCCACCCAGGCACCGATGTTGCCCCTGATACCTGCCGTCAGTTTTGTCGCCAGAACAGGAATCAGCGTATACAGCGCAACGTTGGCGACCGTATTAAAATTATCCGTCAGGCCATTAATGGCATCGGTAACGGTCTGAACACCACTGCGCAGCGGGCCGTTTCCGCTCTGTCCCACCTTAATAATCAGACCTTCAAAAGCCGAAGTCAGGCTGAGAAGATCGCCGTTGAGGTTATTTACCCTGATTTCGGCCTGCTCATGTGCGGTCTGTGTACCGGTCAGGGCGGCGGTCAGCGACTCCACCTTCTCGCGGTTCTGCACCAGGATGGATGCCGCGCTGAGGTTTTCCACCCCGAACAGCTTCACGGCCTGCTTTGTTGACTGGTTTTTCCCGGCCAGGTTCTCCAGTGCCTGACTCAGCCCGACAACAGAAGGCTTCAGGGTTTTATCGGTTCCCTTCTCCAGATTCAGGATCACGTTACGCAGCGCGGTTCCGGCCTCGCCGCCTTTAACCTCACGCTCCGCCAGTACCTGTATGGCGGCATTGAGGGTTTCAAAACCTACGCCAGCCTGTGCCGCTGCCACCCCGCCATTTTTAATAGCAGCAGCAGTATCGGCTATCTCCGACGAACCAAATTTCGCGCCGGCAGCCAGCACATTGATATACCGGTCGGCTTCACTGGCTCCCGCCCCAAACTGGTTTAACGACAGCGCCAGCGTTCGGGTGGCATCCGGAAGCGTGGTCCCTGCCGCCTGGGCCAGCGTTAACGCGCTTTTGGTCGCCGCCGTCAGCCCCGCAGAGGTACTCAGCAGTTCAGGCTTTGCCGAAGCCATCAGCTTAATGGCCTCGGCAGCCTGCGATGCGCTGTATTCCGTTGTGCGGCCCATTTCCTGCGCTGCCTGATCGTACAGTTTCATCTGCGCACTGGTGGCACCGGTGATGGCCTGCAAATCCGACAGGGACTGGCTGTACTGCCGCGTAGTGTTAATAATGGTGCCCAGCGATAAACCCGCCCCGGCAAAACCTGCCAGCCTGCCAGCCAGCCCTGATACCGAAGCAGAAACACGCTTATAGGCATCCTCCGTCTTTTTCGCATCAGCCTGGGCATTGCGGTTAAACTGGCGTGACTGACTCTCAGCGCTGCCGTAGGCGCTCATCAGCTGCGATTTAAAGTTCGCTGCATTCAGATGCAGCCCAACGGCAAGAGAGGCAACGTCACCCATTACATTAATACCTTCATAACTGCCGCACACTGCGCATCCAGACTCGGATTCACGGCGGCGGTGGGGGATTTAACAGGGGGCGGATTACTGTCAGGCTCTTCCCGGCAAGGCTTTTTGAAAATGCCCTGTTTGAGGAAGAAAGCCCGCCAGTGGAAAAGCGTGTCAGCCGGAAGCGCCGCAATTTTTGACGGGTCAGGCTCGCCCCAGCGGTCGGCCAGCCAGAAAATCAGCTCCAGCCAGGGCGAGTCACTCAGTTTTTTTCGGCGGTTTCCAGCTTACCGATGGCGTGCTTTTTCACTTTGTCGATGGCATCCAGAAGCACAACGTTATCGTGTGCCGCCAGCAGCTCCTTCGCCGTGGGTTTGTCTTTGGCTTTAATCGGCGAGCCGTCAGGCTGAACCAGGCTGTCGATAACAATCTGTACGCTCAGCTCAGACGCCAGGCGGGCATTGCCAGAGGTCTGCGCCTCGATGAGTGCATCTTCATGATCAATAAGCTCAGCCGCCGTCAGCCGACGCAGGTAAACCTTTGTGCCTAAAATTTCAGTTTCAGTAGGCGTGGATTTCGTTTTGAGCAGTGCATTTTTCAGTGCGGAGAGGCTAAATTCAGACATGGTGTATCCTGTTTTTCAGACGAAAAAAAACCGCCCGGAGGCGGTGTATATCGGGAAACAGATTACGCTCCGGCATCTGGTGCCGGCGCGGCGATCCCCCATTTAATGTTGTTTTGCTTACCCTGCACCGTAATCTGGATAACTTCACTGGCAGGCGCTGTGATTTCGTTCATCTGCCAGCCTGAAAGCGCAAGGATCATTGAAGCCGTTCTTTTGTTCGGCAGCTCAATATAAAACTGAACGGTCTTACGCTGTTCTGCAGCATTGAGGAACGCGGTGAAATCTTCGTTTTCCGGGTCGTCAATGAATCCCAGCGATTTCTCCGGCCCTTCCGGCAGGTCTGACACCGACTGCTTACTCTTGTCCAGCAGGGTGGTACAGTCGACAAATCCTCCCGTCTGACCTGTCGCGCCCAGTGCCTTACAGTTAATCAGGGGTTTGAGCGCCGCCACAGCGGCCCCCACCTCGCCGAACTTCACCACCGTCCCGGCAGGAAGCATTGCGTACTCAGGGGATGATTTTGGCGTGTTATTTTCATCAGCCATAATGATTCTCTCTTAAATAGTGGGCAGCGGTTGCTACCTGTTCTGAATACCATTGCGGATTTCAACGGTCAGAATGCGCAGAACCTGCCGGACGTTGTAATCCAGTGCCGGACGGATGAATGGATCGGCAACCTGTTTCACCGTACCGAACTCTTGGGCCAGCGCTTTCATGTAATGCTTCTTGCTGGGGCCAACCCGAAGGGTGACCACCGTATTTCCGCGACCTTTCCGCGTGGATGAGCGAATTTTGATGGAATCACGCATATGCTGCTCTGCAGAGGATGCATCGTCGAAGCCGGCATGTTGTTTCATGTCGTCTTCAACCACTTTCAGCGCCTCACGCCCCGCGTCACGTAACACCTTCGTGCCGACCTTTTCACCGAGTGCGATAAGCTGCCGCTCCAGCTCGTCCAGCCCTTTTACGTCCATAGTGATCATGGTGAGGCATCCCGGTAGTGAAAGGTGAAATCCCGGACGAGCCGGTACTGAATATTGCCGCTGGTCAGTACCGATTTACTCTGCTGTATTCCACCCCGGACCACATTCTGCACGGGAAAGCCCTCCAGCTGGCCATGCACGATAGCGGTCCATTCCGCGCTGATTTTCTTATCCAGCTGTAACAGGCGGGTGTAGTCATTAAGCAGATAAATCGCTATCTGGAAGCGACCCGCAATCAAGCCTGTGCGCAACAGTCCGGCGTACAGCTCCGGATCGGAGATACACTGGTAAGTAATTCCCTCCTGCAGCTCATCAGGCAGGAGCAGAGGGTAAACATCCAGCCCGGTCAGGCGTTCAAGTGCTGCCTTTAATGCCAGCTCGATCATGACGTGCGTCTGCCTCCCCTGTGATGATGATGCGGTCCGCAAGACGCTCGACGTTACGAACGGTATAAACCCGGTCAGACGTCGTTATTTTCCAGTCGATATCAATATTCAGGTTCGGATGAGTGGTAAAAAGACATGTTTCAACAACCTGTTGTTGATCCAGTGTGCGGATCTTTCTGCCCGAGACCAGCTCGCGCTTCGCCCAGGCTTTCCCGGTCGTGACCAGTTGCTCCGGCAGCTGTTCACCCAGCGGTCCCCGACCGGATTGCATATACCCAATCGAAAGACGGCAGGTCATCTCTTCCGGCTTCAGGCTCATACGGTGTTCTCCTGCAACGGGAAAAGAAGATGCCGGACCGGAGCCGTCTCCAGCCACTGACCGGTGAAACCATTCAGATACGCATCCCCGACCAGATACTGCATGGCCAGCTGGATATCTTCATCCGCCACAAAACCGCGTACACCTTCCGGCAGCGCCTGCAGTTCGTCGTCGCTTCCCACCAGTTTGCAGTAGTAGTCACGTTCAATACTCTTCTGCGCAGCCGCCACCATTTTAGTGAGCATGCCGTCATGCTCCGTGAAATCCGGCTCCAGACGGAGCTGGGTTTTCACGTCATCCAATGTCAGTATCATGGTCATCGGCTCCCTTGCGGGGACTCAGCGCCTTTTCCGCATCTTCTGGCCATACCGCAATATGGCGTTCAACCAGTTTTTCTGCGTACTCAGTATCAAAACAGGCCGTATCACCGCGTGAATAACGATGATAGGGTCCCAGGAAAAAAACCGCTTTCCGCATCACTTCTGCTCCCGTCAGGACCGTGGCCCCGTTTGTTTCACTTCCGGTCAGATCAACACCTGTATCACCTGAACCCGCTGCAGTATTCTGACCGTCATCCCCGTCCACTGTATTTTCCGGCGTCAGTTCATCCGGCTTTTTCACATCACCGGCTGCAACCGCCGCTGCCGCTGCTTTTGCCGCTTTCGTCGTCATCGTTTTGCTCCTGAAAAGAAAAAACCCGCTGCTGCGGGCTTGGGGAATTACGTGCTTTTACGCTGTGCGACCGTGGTCGCACAGAGTGCAGGACCGGTTAAAACAGCACTTTTGTCCCGAGAACAAGACCTTCCGGATGACGGAAGCCGATATCGTGCTCCGTCACCACGCGAATCAACGACTGGTTACGGGAGAACGCGGAAACCAGATTTCCGTCCCCGTCCTGATAGGAGGCTTCCTGCGAAAACGACACCTTCATGTTGCCGTCTTCACCGATAACCACGTCATTAAAGTCAGCGAAGTAAATTTCCGACTCTTTGCCAGCGTCACCGAGGTTTGCCGGGATAGCGCTGGTACGCTGAATCTGAAATCCCTTCAGCATCCCCTGGGCCATTTCCGGGTAGACCTTATTACCGTTACCGTCGCGCAGCCCGAACAGTTTCATGTAGGTACGGTTCGACATGCCCCAGCCGCAGCTGATCATGTTGCTGTTCCCGTCCATCGCCATCAGGATGATGCTGTCGAGATAGGTATCAATCGTCTGCAGATTAACCTCTGCAGCAGCTTCCCACGGCAGCAGGCGGTTCCACTCAGTTGCTCGCGTTTTCATACCGACAGGCGTATCACCGGTACCGTCATCGCGCATAAAGGCTTTATCTTCACGAACAGAGATCGCGGTCAGAATATCCTGCAGGACCAGCTGCTCCACGTTGTAGCCAGCACGACCAATCAGCTGGTTTGAGATTGGAACCATTGCAATCATGGTTTTCGCAGTGAGTTTCACATCATCGAAGCGCGCTTCTGATGTTTTCGCATCCTTGCCTTCCCCGGTGTAGCTCGCCGTCGCACCACCTGCCAGACGCGGCAGCGCCATGTTGCCGTTCGGCAGCGGAATGGAGCGCGCGCCCAGCTTACGAACGATGGTGCGATCGCGCAGCAGTTCGATCACCTCGCTGTGCAGGTTTTGCGGAATAAGAACACCGCCTGACGCGGCGGCAGTGTTGATGGCCATCGAGACAGACTGGTCATTCAGTTCTTCAGCTGCAAATTTAGCAGCATCCTGAACGTTACCCTGTGCTGCCGCAATCGACATCACCAGACGGGTCATGCCTGCGCCGGTATATTGCTTTGGCTCAGCCTTAATGCTGATACCTGGAGTCTGCTGTGTGCCTTTAACCGGTTTGGCGACAAGCGCTGCAGCACGTTCAGCCGCTTCCAGACGCTCAATCTTGGCGCTGATATCCGTGAACTGCTGCTGCAGGCTGGCAAATTCGGTTAACTGCTCCGCAGTCAGCGTACCGCCACCAGTTTCTACTGCCGCCAGTACCTGAACCTTCTGATTAATACCCGCACGTTCACGACGCAATTCTTCAATATGATCCATGTTTTTCTCTCTTTTTGGCATAAAAAAAGCAGCCTGTTGGCTGCTTTCTGGTAATGACGCGTTAGCGCCGGGTTACATTCTGGTTTGCAGGTCCATCGCGGCTGCCTGCAACTTTATGGAAGTGGTTTGTTGAGGTTGTTTGTACTTTGCCGCAATGGCATTAATCGCGGACTGAGGATCCGAAACTTCATCAGCAAGACCAGCAGAAATGGCATCAGCGCCGAAATAGATTCCGGCCTGTGTGTTAATCACCGTCTGAGGGGCAAGTTTCCGGTATTCCGCTACAGAGGTAATAAACGTCTCGTACATATCGTCAATCATCCTCTGGAACATTCCCCGAGCGTCTTCACTCAGTGGCTCATGTTGTGTACCGTTATTTTTGTTATCTCCCCGAAAAATCGTGGTGAATGTTAACCCCATTTGCTCTTCCATCCTGGAAGTATCCAGGTGTTCCATGATCACTCCAATCGAGCCGACTCCACTGGTCTGGCTGACTACAATTTTGCTGCAGGCCGAAGCGATAAAGTAAGCCGCAGAATAGGCGCTGTAGTTCACAATTGCAGTAATAGGCTTAGTTTGACGTGACTGGAAAATATAATCGGCCAGTTCCTTGCATCCAACCGCCGCACCACCACCAGAATTTATATCCAGCACAATTTCACTGATGGAAGGGTCATTTAATGCAGCATGCACCTGGCTACGTATGCGCTCATAGCTGGTAAGTTCCGAACACATTGCAGTAATTTGCCCACGACGTGGAACCAGAATGCCGTGAACAGGAATAACAGCCATTCCACCAGCTGGTTGAACCAAATCTGGCGCCTGATTGTTATCAGGATTCTGTGTCATGTGAATTCCAGCCTCTTCTGATAATCCCTGAATACGGGGAACCAGCACAGCTTTTACAGAATCCATTGTCTGTCGTGTCACGTAATGTGGAACACCAAAGACCATAGCCGCCAGATGCGGCAGATTAATTAAATTTTTTGTCATGATGTTTACCAGGTCAGCCCGCACTGCGGGTGATATTCAGTTTCTGGACAGAATAGAGTTGATTTCTGCCAGTTGTTTTGCTGTTGGCGTGTTATCGCCAGGTAAGATTTGTTTACTGTCGACCATATTCAGAGGCGTCAGGTATTTGTCCCCTCCGGAGATGGGTGGAAGGTTCTCCATGCGGCGAATGTCGTTAACCGATAACCAGCCCCACTGGCGGCCTAATGCATAAGATTCATAGCGTGACTTCTGATCACCGCGCAGCAGGCCAGAAACATTGAATTCAATGTACAGATCACTGCGCTCGCTGGGTAAAAGCAGATCGCGCATTAATGCGCCTTCATGGCGCTTCAGCCAGGCCAACAGCGTGTACATCACAAACTGCAGCCCCTGGTGCTCAATGTTGTTATTCGTGGCTTTCGCCAGCATCTGCACCATATGGGGCGGGATTTTATAGAGCCGGCACACTTCCTCCACGCCCCATTGACGGGACTGTAACAGCTGCGCTTTCTCATTATCCTGAGATAGCTGTTTGTAGCTCATCCCTTCCTGAAGCAATGCAACAGAGAATGCGTTCCTGACGCCGGAATATCTGTCCGTCCACTTTGCCAGCAGGCGGTCGATAGCATCCTGGCTTTTGATCGTCGGAGCGTCTTTTGGACGTTCAATAACCCCGCTCATCGTTGTACCACGGCGAAAGACCTGAGAAGCATGCTCTTCCACGGCGAGGTTTAGCCCAAGAACATCCGCGTTCGTCTGGATTGGGGAACTGCCGATATAGCCATCCAGTGAGAAGACCTTCACATGATGCATCATGCGCATTGGCAACGTTTCGCCAATTTCGGGTAGTTCATAATATGGCATCCCATCCGGGCCTTTCAGGACAATGACCTTTTGGGGATTAACCGGGATTAATTCGCGGGGATAACCTTTCCCGTCCCTGTCGATGATCGAGTAGCAATTTCCCTCCAGGCCAAGCAGGCCCTGCTGCTGTTCAAAGTATTCAAATGAAGTGTCTTTTTTGTTGGGCTCGGAATGAATCAGATCATATACAGGGTGGTCAGTCGCCCGTTCACGGCCTCCGTTAGCGCCTCGCCTGTAAAGTTCACACGGCAGCTGCGCCACCGATTCTGCCAGAAGCGTTACACATGCCCGGACCGCCGATAACGCCATTGCGGTTTCAGAAGTGATAACGATCCCCGCCTTGCTCTGGCTGGAACTCACACCACCCAGCATCGCCTGCCAGAAACTACCACCAGACTGAGATTTACCCCGAAACATCTGGGGAATGAACATTATTCACCCCCTGATTTAATTACGCTGGCAGACATTGATTTCGCGATTAAAAATGACCACAGCAGGCAGATTGAACCGCCAGTAATAAGCCCGGCTGCAGGTGAAATAAGCCAGGCACCGGCAGACAGTAACGCGGCTCCGGCGAGGCCGATAAAAAAACTTAAAAACGTCATTAGCATGCTACATCTTCCTCGTCGTAAACGGATGAATTACTCGCCCGGCTATTCAACATTGCCCGTCCGATTGCCATAATTAGCGAAACCGCGCCATCGATTTTGTTTTCGTTATGCTCTTTGATGGGTTTAACCACATCGTCATTACCGGGCAAATACTTCCCGACGACGTTGCTGATACACCAGCTCATAATCGGGTTCCCGTCGTGATGAAAGCGGCCTGACTCAATGGCGGCTTCCAGCTCCTTCGTCGGATCAGACATATTGGTGTAGTTCTGAACAATAGTGATCGGATTAAGGCTTTCATCAGCCAGATCATGTGAAAGCCCCGTCGCGCCGAACGGGTCAATCGGTGACTCACTGACTGGGTTGAGCTTGTTTGCCGCCTTGGCCTCTTCAAGGATGTAGCGGTAATCAACTTCAGCGCCATCAGTAACTGTAAGCAGTCCCATTTCAACCCATTTCTGAAATCGCTCCGCAGTACGACGATCTTCGTTCTTTTCAACGCTGAATACTGCGTCGTAGGGAACCCAGAAGCGGGGAGCAACGCTGTAGTAATGTGTCTTGCCGTCAATTTCCCTGGTGAACAACCGCGCCATACTGTTCATATCCAGCTTGCGCGCCAGGTCGAAAGACAGAACACATGGCTGTCCTTCGAATTGCTCCAGCGTAAGTGTCTTATCCTCACAGTTCTGCCAGGAAACCAGGTTGTAGAAAGCAGCACGGGCTGCAACCCAGATGTTGAGGTGTTTAGTTTTAAATACACCAGCCTGACGGGCGTTATTAATAGCTCTCTGTTGCTGGCTGAGGAGAAAGTCACGATAGACCGACACGCCCATATTCGGGTTAGCTTTTTCCAGCACTTTAGGATCGGTCCAGTCATCCCCCTCGTCGACGGTGTATATCACGCCGAACAATTCCTCATTCGGTACTGTGCCATTCAGCATCTCAATCACTTCACGCCGTTTGTCGTAGCATGGACCCTCAATGTTGTAACCCGCCGTCGTGATCGCCCACATTAGTGGTTGTCGCCGCGCCCCCATACCCGTCAGCATAGTGGTGTAGAGCGAATCTGTGGGATGTTCGTGGTACTCGTCAACAATCGCACAGTGCGGCGAAGCGCCGTCCCCAGGGTTACCAATCAGCGGCTCAAAACGCGCGCCATCTTCTGGCCGGTTCAGGTTGGACGCATTAACTTCAATCCCGAACGCTTCCACCAGCAGCGGGGGGCGCTTACACATCAGACGAGCTGGTCTGAATACTTCCCACGCCTGTTTTTCAGTTGTGGCCCCGGAATATACTTCAGCGCCAAACTCGTTATCACAGGTAAAACAGTACAGCGCCACACCTGCCGAAATAGCTGATTTCCCATTTTTACGCGGTATCTCCGTGTAAACCTCGCGAAATCGTCGAAGCTTCGACCCTTTCTGGACCCAGCCAAAGGCGCAGCACACAATAAACAGTTGCCATGCCTCCAGAGTGATCGGCATCCGCTTGAATGCCCACTCTCCTTTTGTATGTGGCAACAACTGGATAAATTTCGCGGCCTTTTCTGCCATGTCTTTATCGAAGCGGTAACGAAATTTCTTACTCTTTTCAGCCGCCATGTCATCGATATGACGCTGGCAGGCCTGAATGACAAACTGGCACGCCGGAATTTTCCCCCGCACAACGTTGCGGGCGTATTGATTCGCGGCGTTTACGTTGGGGTACGATTTCCGGCTCATGAGTTGATCATCTTCAGGAATGGGTTAGAGGTTTTCTTCTGTCCGGCAAGGCCGATTAGGCGTTGTCGACTGCTGGGATCAAGGCCAAGCATGGAGCCGGTAGAGCTCATCTCCGATTCCTGCTCTTTCTTTGCGGTTAGCTCAGGGTTTTTTATCTTCCCCCCCATAGCACCAGTGATAGTCAGCCCTTCTCTGGCGATATTTTTAACCGCCCTGCGCCAGAACTCATATGCAACACACCAGCGCTCAAGTACGGCAAGATCGGTAACACACAGTAATCCCTGTCCACATAATTCTTTCGTGGTCAGTTCCCACATGACGGCCGCCATTGGCAGACCATCATCCTCAGAAAACCAGTCAGGTGGTGCCACACCTTTAATCGGTGTGAATACAGGTTCCTCTTTATTCAGGGCTCGTTTGCCGGGGTTCCCTGCCAGCTCCTTGCGCGCCGTTGGCTTAGGGCGACGCCCGGAACGCCCCGCCGTACCAGCCATAAGCGACACTCCTGGTTAAATTTCATTTTTCGCGGGTATAAAAATACGAGGAAGCGGGCAGTCCTGAAAGGCGAAAGGGGTCAGGGATTTGATCCCCCCTCCCCCTGGCCTGTGTGGGCATCAATCAAGATGGAAATCATCATTCAGGTTGCACCGACAAGCGCTGCTCGCATTGTGCGGACAGGCATTAGAGTTATGCCCTGACTGCCCACAATAGCTGCAGCGCAGGTTGGCGCGGCGGGATGAACCACCCCATGTTTTGGGACAGTTCGCGTATGTATGAAGCCGTGAACCGCAGTACGTGCAATAGGTATAACTCATCGGATACGCTCTCTTGCCGTCTTCGCTCTGTGGCATTCCCAGCACAACGACTCAAGATTGGAATCGTCATCAGTACCGCCATGAGCTTTTGGGATGATGTGGTCAACGCTTGCCGCTTTCTTCGCTATCCTCTGTCGGCGATGGTTCTGACACAGGTATTTATCACGCTGAAGGATACGCGCTCGTTTAATTTCCCAGAGTCGCCCGTATCCACGTTCTTGCCTGCTCTTTCCTGACTGATAACTCCGCCAGCCGTCACCAGCATGCTGCTGTCGGTGTTGGTCACAATATCCGCTGACATCATTGGTGATTGCCGCACACCCTTTGTGTCGGCATGGGCGTTTAGCACGTGCTGGCATCGGCATAGTCCTGTTTGTTGGATACAAATTGTGTAATAGGCGGAAAGTAAAAATGAACCAGTAGCTGATTAAAAGTTCTCATAAATAGCGAGAATCTGCGCGGTTCTTGCCCCGTGACATCACGGATTATCAGAAAGAAATAAAAATAATAATTATTATCAAAATATTCTAGTAAGATCGCTGGAATAACAAATCCTTAATCTCTCAACAAAAATAAGGATTTGTTAAGCTTCATGATTTATGGTCGATGTAACACACCGTTTGAGGCAAGAATAATGGTCAAATTCTCAAAACTTCAGATTCGCTTACACTGGCTAACCCTGATATTAATAGCGATAACCTATGCAGCTATGGAGCTTCGTGGCTGGTTTCCCAAAGGCAGCAACACCTACCTTCTCATGAAAGAAACACATTATAATGTTGGGGTGTTTGTCTGGTTTTTAATGATAATACGATTAATTATTAAACATAAGTATCATGACCCAGCCATCATTCCCCCCCCACCAGCCTGGCAGATGATGGCGGCTAAAATAATGCATATCCTGCTGTACATTTCTTTTTTGGCTCTGCCATTATTAGGTATTGCAATTATGGCTTACGGTGGGAAGGACTGGAGTTTCTTAAGTATTAACATTGCACCTTTCGTTACTCCTGACGGGGAAACAAAATCACTTATTAAAGATATTCACGAAACACTGGCAAACGTCGGATACTTTTTAATCGCAGCGCATGCAGGTGCAGCGTTATTTCATCACTACGTCCAGAAAGATAACACTCTTTTGAGAATAATCCCTGATTGTAACGATAAGAAATAAATACAAATTTTAATGTTTAACATTACAGCAGGCACTCAGTGAATGCCTGCTGTAATGCCTGTAGTATTCGAGTTGCAACACACCGTACTCAAGTAACTCTGAGTAGGCGATCAGCCCTGTGTATTCGGGGATAGAGCTACCGTCATCAGCATCAAATGCTGGAATGGTTGAGTGAAAAATCAAAAATGCGCCAAATCTCGCGCAGCACGCCGCCCCGTGGCAGAGCCCTCCTCCAGGAGAACCTTCTTCGCTGATGGTTTTCATCCAACCCTATCTGATGATATAAACGCAATCAAACCGTTACATTTCGGTTTGAACATCATTAATTCATAACTAAGGAACAGTATCGTGAAATATTTCGCATTAATTTCAGTTCTTCTACTTTCTGCATGCGCAGGCCCTGCTGGATCTTACTGGGGCGTTACACCAGCAAATTCGGACATCTGCCCTTCCGGGCAATCAGCCTCAGGTGAGTGCCGTTAAATTTTATGTTCTTTCAAGTGTGAGTCTGTCGCACTGTAAAACCGCCAGGAGTTAGCGGATTACCCTGGCTCACTACTGAAAGACTTTCTTTGATGTGCACATGCGACCAGAATAAAAAAGCCCCGCATATGCGAGGCTCCTGATATTTCTGTTTATTTGATGCAAACAGCTACTCTAGAGTAATAAGTGTGCCATTCACGTCACGTCGCCAGTCCTCTAAAGACTCAGGCTGCCATTCAAGTGCAATAACAGCTTTTAACTTGGGAATGCTAGATGTGATTGCTCTGATGGCCTTTTCTTGCGGCCATAGAAACACTACGACTCCCTGAAATCCCAATCCGATTTCAGCTGCAGATTTTGTCGTCATTAAGTGAACATCAACCGAGCATATCATCACGCGTCGATTTTTATTAAGTGCAGCAAAAGCAGTGACCCCAATTGCGCCTCGTAAACAACTTGAGTCCCTCGCTTGGCTAAATGTGCTCACCACAAGAATCAGCTTTTTATTTTCTTCCTTAGCCAACGCAAGCCCTCTAAGAATTGCTTCTTTCGTGGCCTTCAGATTGTCACCGGATGGTCGAATTAAATAGAATTTCACTGGTAACCTCACTTCGATTTACCCTGACATTATCACAGACACTCAGTGAATGCCTGCTGGAATGCTCTATGAGTTGGGTTCGTTAAATGATATGTTTCCAAATATAACCATAAGGAGATGAAATGTTTAATTTTCTCAAAACACTCAACAGGCTCATCAATCAAAAAACCACCCAAGAGGTACCACAGGAATATTCAACCGAGCAGCTTCTGCAGTGGGCTACTGGGTGCATGTTAGAAGGTTTGCCGGACAAGTTTTACGAAGCGAGAATTTCCTGTTTCCGCAACATTGACAATGAAGGACGTACCGCAATCGCTTCAATACATGACGTCAAGTTGACCATAGAAAGCGAATACACTCCTTTCTATCCGCCCGATGATCTTTACGCCACACATTGCATAGAGAAAATTCTTGCTGGAAATAACTGGAGCCAAGCAACTATAACTTTCAACCCAGAAACGACAGCCTTCACATGGGAATAACTTTCTCTTCTATGGCGAGGCTCTGGTATTTTCTATTTCACGTATTCCGGCAAGCTGATTGTTTGCCTTCTCAATGGTGGCCAGTAGCGGGTTAATCCACAGCACTGCCTGGCAGTACGTTATTGAGCTGGCGGCAGCGGCGCTATCACTGACTGTGTCAGCCTCCCCGGTATCGGGGTGCATTGCATTGGCACGTAAACGGTGCGCGTATTCGAGCAGCCCACCAGCGACATCAGCAGGAACAGGCAAATCACAGGTTTTTTCACGTCGTAAAATCTCCCGGTATTCAATGATGGTTTTCTCTGTTCCGGCATCTATTAGCGAATTAAGGCGGTTGGTATTCTCTGCTATCTGGTTAAACCGGTTGAAGTTGAAGGCCTGAGTAGTTATCACCGCCGTCTGTAGCGCGTTGTCGCTACGCAAAACCCGGTTGTCGCTCTCTGACGTGGCCAGCGCGGCATTACTGCGGGCCAGCAGCACACAGAGCACCGAGATGAGGATGATAGCTGCCATCCCAACAAAAACGAGACTTCTGTTCACTGGTCTATCCCCCAGCACGTCAGCGCGCTTTCCTGGTCTCGCCGTTCTACCTGCCCATAACAGCCATTTTTCTGGCCTTTAGTCAGGCGACAATCACGGCCACCGTCTTTAATCCACCAGCGGATCGCTTCACAGGCTCCTTTACGGTCACCAGCGTTAATGCGCTTGTAAAACGTAGATGGGAAGCATTTTGCGGGACCGATGTTATAAGGGCAAAAAGATGCGATACCCGCTTTCTGCGGCTCACTCAGCGGAATTTTGATATTTCGCTCAACCCACGCCAGCGCTTTGTCGCGTTCGATGGCGTTTACCTGGGCACATTTCTCAGCAGAAAGCCTCATGTCCTGAACTACTGGCTTACCATCAACCATCGTGGCACCACGGCAAATAGTCCAGATTCCGCCACCGTCGCGATATGCTGTCAGGCTGTTACCCTCTTTCTCATCCAGAAACTGATCGAGAATCACGGGGGCGGAAGCCCCGGCAAGAATCAAACCAACGACCGCTGCGCTCAGTTTATTCTTCAGCTTTGGTGACATTACCATTAAGCCGGTCCTCCCTTTCCTTTTTCCTGTAATACCAGTTCACTGCACAGGTAATAACAGTGCATGCGATACCGACAATAATTGCCCAGTCGCTCAGGCTTAACCCTGCAATTCTGTCGGCCAACATCCAGGACACCTCTTTTGCTGTTTTAGCTGTTTCGGCATATGCCTTCGCTGATACACCGCAGCCGGTCAGCGTGGTTCCTGTTCCATATGAAAGTCTGCTGTAAATGGTGCTCATTCTGGTCATAGCCTCACCTCCGATTCTTCGGATGGCGCTGTGTGTGATTAAAGGGTCAGGCTTCACGGGCTGGATTTATCAACAAAGCACGTAGCGGATGATTCCCGTGAGCCTGAAATGAAAAAGGCCGCCAGTTGGCAGCCTAAAAATGATGTTTGATAATTTTTCCATCGAGCAAGGTTAGACTAGCCAATTACAGTAGCTTGCTCTCCAATTCAATTCCTGATCTACTACTTGGTTCTAGCAACCAATGAAAAAGGATAGATCGTGAATAATGGGAAAAATGAACGATTCAGAGTGTACTTATCCAGTTTTGATGCGGATATTGCAGCACTAACAGAAGCCTGTAAAAGTATCAGCAACAGTCTTAACTCTGTTTTGGAGAGCACAAAAAGAGAGGGGTTTATAAACCCGATTCAAGTTTTCATAGATTCTTTAACACTGAATCAGCCCGAAACACATTCTAATATCTGGGTAGCCGTTAATTCATCATGGCAGATTGCAGAAGAAGCCAGGCTAAAACTTGAGAAATTTGGTTATAAGACTGGTGAAATTATTTAAATATCCTCCGGCATAGCCGGAGGTTTTTCTGATACGCCTATTAGGCTCTGTTTCCAGTTGCGTCCTAACAGGCGCATACGATCTTACATATACATCACACTTCGTTACTTATGACCCGTGAACGGGCTACCCGGATAAATGCGCCAAACACCACACCGTAATCGGTTCCGGTTAACAGTTCATAGACACTGGCCCCCGTCAGGACACCACCAGCCAGCCCAGTACCGGAAATCGGATCGGGCATTTAGCCCCCTCTAAATTGCTGTGAGTCCTCTCAGGAATGAGGGGAATAAAAAAAAGGCCGCCATGCGGCAGCCTCGAAGTAAGTACGGTTGTTTACAATGGTGGAGAGAGAGGACCTTCTAACACCTCTGCTTCACCGTTATGGCAAATGTCATCGCCTCTGGTCAGATGCCAAACACCTGTGATTATTTTCCCCGTTTCCAAGTCATCAACAGTGTCATTCGTGTAGTACGCTACCTGTACAACACCGACATGCTGAATCCAGTAATACCCTTCTTTCATAAGCTCCTCCGCGATACTCAGCAGATAGTATAGAGCAGTACAAATAATGCTGTGGTGCAGGAAGCCACAACTTAATCTTTGCTAATAAAGTAATTTCGAAAGATGACGATAATGGGTAATAAATGTAAGGCCGGAGGAACCACCATGAGCATGACAGTTAGCACTTTGGGTCAGGACATACTGCAAAGCACAGTAAAACAAGCACCTTCAAGTACTGGCAACTCTGTTTCACAACAAATTCAAAACCTGAAAAAACAAATTGGTGAGTTGACAAAAGAACTCAGCGCCATGGGTTCAAAAATAAATGAAGTAACCTCCGAAGATGAGGCAAAACTGCTTAAACAGCAGATGGAGATGATTCAAAGGCAAATCGAGTCTATGTACGCAAAAATTGCTCAATTACAAAAACAAGAAGCAGAAAAAAACCAAATGGCATCGGGTGCATTACCTACGGTAAGTGACAAATCAAGTTCGAACGTTGCAGGGAATAATACTAAAAATATTGATGTCTACGTTTAGCAGTGACCCCCTATCATTTTTCCTCTGAGTTAGAAACGAAAAAGGATTGTGAGAACTTGTTTTCGAGTTAACGATTTCAGATCGGCGATATGACAGGGGTACTGGTGCTATGCACCTCGCGAATACCCCTGTCGTATCGCCGGAAACCAAAAACCCCGCTGTGGCGGGGTTCTCGTTATGTTCAAATTGTTCGCTTTTTGTCGCTGCCATAGTGGCGCAGCTCTGCCAAGCATGAATAAATTATCTGATTTTCTGGCCCGTTTTCAACACCATTATCAAAAAATAGCATCAATAGCTAAAAAATGATTTCAGTGAGTCTATTCAGATAACAGTTTGCGTGCTTCCAAAAAGACCTTTGCTCTGAATATTTCCAGGCACCAGCGCACGCGCTTTCTCGCCTCCCCATCAGTTAACCATGGCGCAATCGCCTGCAACTCCCGGGTTATGTCTGAGATTTTTTTTCGGGTGGTGTAATACTGAAGACCGACCACATAAACCGGATCATTAATATCCAGCGCCTGCAGTACGCATTGCTCAACAAAATCGACATCATCATTATGCAGGGCTTCGTCAATTACACTGGCAGGTGACTGTGGCCAGAGAATGCTATGTGCCCTGTTCATCGCCTGCTGCCCACGGAATCCCTCTTCTCGAGCCTGGTTCAACGCCGCGGTGAAGCGCTCTAACGCCTTATCTGACCAGTTCCGTCCCTTAAGCACATTCCAGCACGCGTGTCCTCGCGGCATACGTGGTGCTGTTTTTCCTCCCACACCTTCTCCCCAGGTAGTGAGCAGGGATTTAATCCATCCGGACTGGATCCCCGTTAGGAGGATACATTTACCCAGCCAGCTTTTACGCGGCGCAGCTGCTGCTTTTTCAAATGCTGACTGCTTTAGTATGCGTTGGCGTGGCGTCATGCTTTTAGCTCCTCAATAATTATTCTCCCGGTTTCTCCCCATAATTTTGATACCCGTGCATCCCATATATGAGCATCATTTTCGTGAATGGCATCCATCAGGGCTTTCATCATATTGTCAAAATCAGGTTTTATCTGGTGTGGTTTACCGTTGAACTCAGCCCGTTTCTTTTTGCTCCAGCTCGCTGGCATCGGCAAGATGAAGGTGACATGCGCACCGCTTTCCGGCAGCTCAACACACTGCAGACGAACTTCATCACAGAAAGCCCGGTAACGCAGAACCTCGGGGCGCTTTTTCCATTTGTCAGCGCGCGTCATTCTGGGCTTGCCGACGGGTGTAATTGGATATTCAGGCATTAAGAGCCTCCTTGATTCTTTTACCGATCCAGCGCATAACCGGCACAGCCATACTGTTGCCGATCGCTTTGTAGCGCGGACCATCTTTCGCCAGTCGGTAGGCTTCTTCTGCAGTTATTTTTGGGTTGTGATGGCGAACGTAAGCATATTCATCAGCAGTGATCTGCTTACGCTTATCACGGGGGATTAATGTGTGGTTATCGGGGAAGCCCTGCAGACGCTCGCACTCAACAGGTGTCAGGCGACGAACGGCCAGGTTTTTCATTACTGAAGGAGATAAATTCGATCCGCTACTGGCGGCGGTCAGAGTTGGGGATTGTTCTTCTGCCCATCCAATACCCCCGGCTTTTGAGCCCTGTCCAGCTTTGAAGGCATAAGCAACAGCATTTTCCTGTCCGTGATTTCGTCCAAGGGTGTGAGAAAAATTAATATTTGTGTCTGGGTCTTGTGTACCGTGAATAGCATAGGTATCCAAATCTTCAGCCATGCTGTCATTTGGTTTGGCCAGCAATGTCCTGCTGGTATCTGAATAGGTAACAGTAAGATCGGTTGCGTCTTTATGGTCACGCGCTTTTACTGTGGATGCAGTTCCATCATCCACATATTCACCAAATGATCGCATGCGATACGCAGCTGCTGGTATGTAATGCCCAACAGCTGCGGATTCAGGCTTGCCACCTGCTCCACCAATAAATGAATGAGCTGTAAGCGCCCCAACAACCTGCATATAACCACCAGCGGCCATCTCTACATCTTGTGACCAGCCACCTGAATTAGCGCGAGCCTTAAGAGTTCCGGCAACTTCTTCTTTCTTACCTCTGCTCGGCGCAATATCCCGGCGCAGGCCTTCGGACTCAAAAAGTATTTTTGCGGGATCGATATCGGTTCTAGCACTTGCGACAACAAACACACGGCGCCGTCGTTGGGCCACTCCGAAAAATTGAGCGTCGAGCACTCGCCAGCAGACAGCCCTTTCTGGTCCCAGCACATAACCAGCGTTTGTCCATTTTTTCCCTGGTGATTCCAGTTCACAGCTTTCGCCGGCAAGCCCTGCAAGAAAACATCCGAAAGCGTTATCTCTGCTGCTGAATACTCCGGGTACGTTTTCCCAGACGACAATGACGGATGTTTTTCCCTGTTCTCTTCGTTTTTCATCAATTGCGTTTACCAGTTCTACAAAAGCGAGGGTTAACTGACCGCGGGAATCAGTCAGGCCATTACGCAGACCAGCGATGCTGAATGCCTGGCACGGTGTGCCACCTACCAGAATGTCTGGTGCCTGGATTTCTCCGCGCCGTATTGCTGCGGCTATTTTTGTCATATCACCGAGGTTTTTTACGTGCGGCCAGCGATACGCCAGAACAGCAGATGGGAAATCTGGACCGTTTTTATAATTGTGTTCAGGATCGAACTGAGAGAACCATGACGGTCGCCAGCCCAAAACCTCCCACGCTATACTTGCAGCCTCAATTCCACTACATACTGAGCCATAAGTAATACTCACGCGGATTCCCCCAGTTCGTAGAGAACCTGCACCAGCAGCTCTGTTTCAGTACCGTAATTGTTTTCCCAGGCCTGGCGACCAGCATGAATGGCTATACCGTATCCGCCCTGGCGATGATGGCTTGGGCAAAGAGGAATAACTTTGAAATTGTCAGCGCGCTGGCCAATTCCATGACCAGTTCGGATGTGATGTAATTCTGCTGGGGTTTCACCCAGTTTCAGGTTTTTGCAGACAATACAGCCCAGCCCGGCAACGCGGGAAAGATGAGTTTTTTCAGCTTTATTTTTTGATTTGCTCATGCCGTACCACCAGCACGAACAAAGACACCGGTTGTGAAGAAACGGTGTGATTGGGGTAATTCAATTTTATGCGCCATCGCGTTTTCCCGGTTGGCGCAGTGTTACTCAGCGGGCTGTTCAGACCCGTGTTTGAGTATAACCCAACTTATCAGGCATCTGAAACAGGAAGACCAGCTTTCTTTCTTGCTTCATCCAGCGCCCGCAACGACGTAACAAATTCATCTTTGCGCAGCGCGAATCCCCTTTCTGCCCTGCCCTTTACGATATAAATCAGAACCGGGCCAGTATGCTCCGGCAGTCCGGGAATTAAATCATCCGGAATTTGCATGAGATGCCCCTTGCGGCGATATCCACACCGTTAAGCCAACGGAAATTGCTTCTTAGCAGTAGCACGGTGCGCAACGAGAAATTAAGCGTTCAGGCGTAACAAATGGCGACCAAGGCCACCTGCGAGGGGTGATCAGTTAAAAAACCATTCATCCACACTTTCCCACGTTTCCTGCAGGATTTCTTCAATACGTTTTTTATCGCTCTTTTCGCCTCCGATGACACTTAATCCATCAGATTCGGTTCGACGTATCGTTAATTTACAGTCTGAATAGTCCTGGCTGATTCGACGCAAAAGTTCCTTTTCAAGCGCTGGCACAGCTCCTTTCGGAAGCTCTTTAGTGCGATCAATTGTAATTTCAACCTTCATGATTCCCTCCGCTTCGGCGTGCTGTACATTTATACAGTATACCTATTAAACCTCACATTCAAGTGGTTAATAGCACTTTTCGCTAAAGCCATGCCTTTGTATACGCTAAGTTTTCCGAGCGTTCAGAATTTACTAAATCAGTTATACAAAAGGGCTTGAAGAGAAGAAATACCCGCCGTAGCGGGTTTGATTTTGATAATGAGTTCTATTTATCGACTATTATTTCTGACAAATCTTCTTGGACTTGCTGATAGTGCCATCATTACAAACAAATTTTTCACCCGAGCAATGCGATATTCCGCCTTTCTTACCTGAGCATGGTTTGTTTGCTGCCGTTGCTGTCAGTGAGAAAAGTGACACCAATAAAACAACAAGAATTTTCTTCATATCCCTATCCCCATCAGTAAAAGATAGGGAATCGTAGCAGGGATTGATGAAGCAAAAAAGAAAACCCGCCGGAGCGGGTTTGTATTTTAATGTTTAGTCCTTACAGGAAAAGACCAACATTTATAACCGTAAGCATGAGCATCCAAAACTCGACGCTCAGAATCCGGAGTTCCTGCTTTCGCACGGGCTTTACGGAAACGACACTTAACCCAGCGATATCCGGCTGGTAACGGTTTAGTCTCAATGTCTTTCAGAGCCATATATATATCTCGCCTCAGGTGAGCACTTCCCTGAAACTTGAAAAAAATATGGGGATCCGCTACTGTACTGTTGTCTACGCAGTACTGATTGCGGGTGCTCTAACATCCCCAATCCGGGCTCTTCCTTTGGCGAGGAAGGGCCCAAATTCTTCTATGAACGTACATATGCCTTCAGAATTGACAGGATACGTTCTGCTTCCTCTGCAGTTAGATCCGTCGGCAGTCCCTGAACAGTAATCATCGTTCCTGTCTCAGGTCGAACCACAATCGGCAAATTGAAAACTTGTGTTTTTTCTCGCTGAGTATGTTTCGCCTTCTCAATTTTTTTCTCAACAGCGTCAAAGCCATCAAGATTTCCATCAGTGTCCGCCAGGTTAACAATAGTCCCCACTCGCACATACTCCTCAAATTTGCTTACGGCACTTTTAAATCTGCTTTGGTAGCTTTGTATGCTTGAGTCACCCGGTCTTGATGGCTGGCTAGCAACATATTTACTAATCAGTTCTTCAACATCTATATTGCGTACGTCATCGTCACTGCTTATATCCACAACTGATAACAGAAGCAGCGCTGAGTTCTTCAAATTACGAGCTGTTGCTTCATTGATGAGTCCCAATGAAGGCAGTTCATAGAGGAAATTGAAGAAAGCTTGAGTTGAATAGTCGTGAGTCATAGTTGAATCTCAATTAACTTCATTGCTGATAGTCTAGAATCAAAGGAATGAACGATCAATCGTTTTTTAATCGATCGCTCAATCCTTTTGAAAAAAGACAAATCACAGCCGCAGAAAAGATCAATCAAAACCGTCTACAACCAACAACAACTTTAATATAGTGACTAACTATCAACAACATACAAAGATCATTGAATTTCACGCTGATTTACTCAAAGTGGCATAAACTGTATTGAAATTCAGTACTGTATATTTCACCAACACCCACCAGCAGCAGGTTTTCCAGTTCAACGATTCGCTTGATAGCGTATTCCAATTGAGGTTCCATCACTTATCTCCCTGATGATGTTCCGTTTTGATATGCAGACGCGGTTCCCCGTCTTTCGGCTCAGGCCATTCACGTTGCTTGTTCACTGCCAGCCTTTCTACAATCGCTAGAGTAATCTGCTCGTCACTGATACCAGCACGACGTTGCGCATCCCATAACAGGAATTGCATGTCAGCCCATTCGCTAAGGTCGCCAGGTTCAGCAGCAGCCTCGAGCGCTTCTTTGGAAAGGTGCTTCAGCGGTTCGTCGAAAGTAGCCTGTGACCATGCTGCATGCTCACGGCGTACTTGCTCACTGGCCATCGACCCCAGAACCCCATTAAACACTTTCACTGCATCAGCCATTGCGAAGACGAGATTGCCGCCATCGCTTTGAGCTGATGCTTTGCTGAGAATTCCGTGTATCTGGTGCAGGCGATCGAGTGATAAAGGACCGTGCGACGGGTGTGTGGTGGTTGTCATGGGTTATTCCTTCACAAAGATAATCCAGTGGGTTTTGTCGTTCTTCCCGGTACGCTGACCAATTGCAGGTTTCACATCTGTAAGAGCCAGAATCTGGCTAACTGGGATTTGTGTTTCGTTCCATTTGAAAATAAGCACGCCGCGTGGCCACAGCACCCGAAACGCTTCTTTGAAACCGGCGCGCAAATCAGAACGCCACGTTTTTTTGTTCAATCGCCCGTACTTTTTACCCATCCAGGCAGACTGGCCCACGCGCTCCAAGTGCGGTGGGTCAAACACCACAACCGGAAAAGAAGAATCAGCGAACGGCAGTGAACGAAAGTCGGCAATCAGGTCGGGACTGATAACCAGGCGGCGACCGTCGCACAGGGTATGCGCTTCGGCACGTATATCAGCAAACACTGTTCGGGTGTCCTGCTTGTTGAACCAGAACATGCGGGAGCCGCAGCACACGTCTAAAATAGTTTGCTCTGCCATCTCACTCCCCCTTCACGCCAATGCCAGCGGCGGCAACTTTTTCGACCAGTTCAATCCACTGTGGCGCCAGCTTTTTTTCTGCCTGTGCGCGGCTACCGGCCGGGCCGTTCAAATTCACACGGTAATGACCATATGGGCATTTCAATCCGCCCCAAACCCAACCCATATGATTGGACTTCAACGCATACTCAGGCATGTTCCCGCACTCCGGACAGCGTGGCAATTCGCTCTGTTTCATTGCGCCAGCTCCTGCATCAGCGCCCCGTGCTTTCGAATGCTACGAACAGCTTCACGAAGTTTTTCCAGGTTGGCCAGCTTCGCTTTTGTGCGGCGAATTTCATTTGAGATGCCACGCACCGTCGGGATCAGCAGATCATCAGGACGGCTGACGAAAGTGGGGATTTCCTCAACAATTTCAGTGACAGATTTTTCTGGTACAAGGGGAGCTGATGCCTCCTGTTCCTGGCGTGCAGAGCTTTTGTTTTTCACTGACGCAGTAGCCGGCACCGAATAAACAAACTTACTGCCCACTTTTTCGCGGATGATCCGCCCTTTTGTCATGTGGTGGGTCAGCATTGGCGCCACACGTTTTGACTCAATACTTGCCAGTGTTGCCAGCTCAAGGGATGTCTGTGGTCCATGTTCCGCCAGTAATGCGATGACGTCGCTGACTGATACACTTGCCGGTGTTTTGCTGACAGAACTGGCCGCCGTGGGCTGTGACTTAACTTCCCCGGTAGCAACTTTCCAGTACCCGTTAACCTGAATAACCTCGTTACGTTCTTCCTGCTCACGCAGCATCCCGATCACCGCCGCAGGCTCAATTTTCATGCGCGCCGCAATTTCACGGGCAGTCGCTTTTTCCATCGCTTTCAGTACGTCTAAAATGGTTTCCATAAAATTCTCCTGGTTAAATTAAGCCAGCCGCTTTACGGCGTTTGTATTCTTCAAGCAGCTGCTGCGCGGGTGTCGGTCCTGCCGGATG